CCAATGGCGGGTGCAGATGCCTGCGGGCCGACAAGTACAAAGCGGAGCGCGTGATCGCCGCCTACCGGCGTTACGTCCGCGCCTCCGAAGCCAAGCACACAGGAGATGAGATATGAGCTACAAGATCGGCATCGCCCTGGCTATCACCTATTGCGTCGCAATGTTAGCCGCGTGTGGGGGGGCGATCTTCGAAGCGTGGCTGGCCGAGAAGGTTACTGGTCGCACACCGGCCCCCTTAGAGACCTTCTGCGGTCGCTATCTGTTCGCCCCGCTGCTGTTGGTCGGTGCGACCAGTAGCCTTGTTGGCCTGATCGTCGTCACGGCTCTCGCATGGATGGACGCCCTATGACCACCCTCTCCGAAAAGCTGGCGGCTGCGGAGAACGACGCGGCTACATGGAAGGCGGACGCTGGCGCAACGCACCTGAAACTGGTCGCCGCAGAGGCCAAGCTCACCCGCCTGACCGAAGCCTTAGAGCTTATTGAGGACAAGGCAAGGTTCGGACAACGAGGCCAGTTCAAAGCGATCATCCAAGTCGTGCAAGCCGCCCTCTCTCCCCCTGCTGGTGATGAGCCATGACCGTTCTTACCATCGACTTTGAAACGTACTACGACCGGGATTTCAGCCTCTCCAAGCTGACTACCGAAGAATACGTCCGCGACCCTAGGTTCGAAACCATTGGGGTTTCAGTTAAGGAGGACGACGGCCCTGCCCAATGGTTCAGCGGTACCAAGAAGCAGACCGGGGCTTGGCTGCATATCTTCGACTGGGATAACTCGGTAGCCGTAGCCCACAACGCTGTGTTCGACATGGCTATCCTTAACTGGCGCTACGACATCCGCCCAAAAAGAATAATTGATACCCTCTCTATGGCGCGTGCGCTGGGGCATGGCAGTGTGAGCCTCAAGGCGCTGGCTGAGTTTTATAAGCTAGGAGTGAAGGGCACCGAGGTTGTTAACGCGCTAGGTAAGCAGCGGCTGGACTTTACGGCTGAGGATTTAGCGGCCTACGGTGACTACTGCCGGAACGACGCGGACCTGACTTATGCTTTGTTTTCCGAGTTGGGTGACGGCTTCCCTCTCAACGAGCTAAAGCTGATCGACCTGACCATCCGTATGTTTACGGAGCCGGTGTTGGAGTTGGATGTGGTGAGGCTCGAAGAGCATCTGCTCGACGTGAAGGAGAAGAAAGCCTCCCTCATGAGCAAGATGCTCATCTCCAAGGAGCAGCTGATGTCCAACCCGAGGCTGGCTAACGTGCTGCGCAGTCTGGGGGTGGAACCCCCGATGAAGACCAGCTTAACCACAGGTAAGGAAACCTACGCCTTCGCCAAGAACGACGAGGAGTTCAAGGCCCTGCTGGAGCATGAGAACGCCATCGTGCAGGCAGTGGTGGCGGCTAGGCTGGGAGTGAAGTCCACGCTGGAGGAGACGCGCACTGAGCGGTTTATCGGGATAGCGGAGCGAGGAAGTCTGCCAATCCCCCTGCGCTACTACGCAGCACACACAGGCCGCTGGGGTGGCGACGACAAGGTTAACATGCAGAACCTGCCGCGCACTTCCCCGCTCAAGAAAGCTATCCTAGCCCCCGAGGGCTACGTCTTCATCGACAGCGACAGCAGCCAGATTGAGGCCCGCACGCTGGCGTGGCTGGCATGGCAGGAAGACTTGGTTATGGCCTTCGCCAATGGTGAGGACGTTTACAAGATCATGGCCTCTGCCATCTACGGGGAGGCTGAGGAAGACATGACGAAGGACGAGCGGTTCGTCGGCAAGACGACCATTCTTGGTGCGGGTTACGGGATGGGCGCGGCTAAGTTCCAAGCACAACTGAAGAACTTCGGCGTGCATACGGACCTTGATGAGTGCCAGCGCATCATCTCCACCTACCGGGAGACATACGAGCATGTGCCGGAGCTATGGCAAGAAGCTGGCAGCGCTATCAAGGCTATGATCGACGACAAGACCGCACCCATCGGGCGCGAAGGTGTGTTGCAGGTAGAGGGGGCGAACGGCATACGACTCCCCAACGGCCTGTACCTCCACTACCCCAACCTGCGTGAGCGAGTAGACGAAGAGACCGGCAAGCGCGAGTTCGTCTACGACACCAAGAAGGGCCGAAGCGTTATCCCTACGCGCATATATGGTGCCAAGTGCGTAGCCGCAGACACCGAAGTGCTCACAAAGCGGGGCTGGGTGGGGGTAAAAAACGTGCGGCTTTCAGACCGGGTGTGGGACGGCGTTGAATGGGTGGAACATGAAGGGTTGATATACCAAGGCGATAAACCTACCATACAAGTGGACGGGGTTCGCATGACGCAGGACCACGAAATCCTTACGACGGACGGTTGGACACATGCATCCTCGTGCGAGGGACTTTACAGAGCAGACTTTTGGCTACCTGACGGCAGTGAAGTATTCGGGTTCCACGGGGAGGCGTTCACTGTGGGAGTTCCGCTGTGTGTGCGGCCAGATGATAATTCGCAGCGCTACGTACGTAACGAAGTACGCGAAGAAGGGCGGGATGCCCTCCTGCGGGTGCAAGGTAGGGATCGAGAAGATTACTCACGGTATGTCTCAGCATCCGGCGTACTGGGTATGGCGCAGTATGCGAGACCGGTGTCGTTTACCTACGCATCAAGCGTGGAAGAACTACGGAGCCCGGGGGATACGTGTCTGCCCACAGTGGGACAATTCGTTCGAAGCTTTCTGGGCGGATATGGGGGGTACGTACCAGCCGGGACTGACGCTGGACCGCACCAACAACGGGGGCAACTACAGCCCCCAGAACTGCAAGTGGGTACCAATGCAGGCTCAAGCGAACAACCGCCGTGGGAACCTTCCAGTAGACCTGCGGAAAGCGCACGAGATGACGGGTATACCTCGGTCTACGCTGGGTTTCAGATGGCACCGGAACCTGTCTATGACTTGCGCAACTCTGGACCCAGATCGCGCTTCGTGGTTCGCGGTGCTTCGGGACCCTTCATAGTCCACAACTGCATCGAGAACGTCTGTCAAGCCTTGGCGAGAATTGTCATTGGCGAGCAGATGTTGAAGGTAGCCCGCAGGTACCGCCCTGTGATGACGGTTCATGACGCCATTGCGGTGCTAGCGCCCAAGGACACGGCGGACGAAGCCCAAGCGTATGTCGAGAAGTGCATGAAGATGCGACCCACATGGGGCATGGACCTGCCGCTAAACTGCGAAGCCGGTCACGGAGCAAGCTATGGAGAATGTAAGTGAGTGAAGAAACAGAGCCAGAGAAGTTCCACCCCCTCGTCGAGCTATTGCTGGCTCGCATGGAGTCAAACCCGCAAGAGTTTGTTGGGCAAACAACAGGGCAAACACCACCAAAGTCTTACGTGCGTATTGTAGAGCAGGCTGCACGGTACCTAACATCCGAGGAAAAACACGCCGTTAAGGTGGGGATGAGGGCAGCAAACCTTAACTTCCTGCATGAAGTGCTGATGGGAGAAATTTTGAAAGACGGAGAGCGCAAGTGAGTGACTACGAGTTTACTCAAGATTGGTTCCACTGGGCTCCTCCGCTTCTGGAGCAGCTGGTACCTATGCTGCCTGAGCGTAAGCGGCTGTTAGAGATTGGTGCTTATGAAGGCCGTTCTACCGTTTGGTTCGTGGAGAACATGCTCGAAGACGGCGGCGCTATCGTGGCTATTGATACATGGGAAGGCGGCGCGGAGCATAAGGTTATGGGGGTGGACATGAAGTCCGTAGAGGACCGGTTCAACCACAACACCGGCTTGCTGACCGCCAAACACCCCGGGCGGTATATCAGCAAGGTTAAGGACACCTCCTCTCATGCACTGGCAGGGCTCGCTAATTTCCCGCAGTTCGACTTCATCTATATCGACGGCTCGCACGTAGCCAAGGATGTGCTGACGGATGCGTGCATGGCGTGGCCCCTGCTTAAGCCACTCGGGATCATGGTGTTCGATGACTACCTGTGGGCTAACCCGGGCTCCCCCCTCAACCGGCCCAAGATCGCTATTGATATATTCAGCACTATCTTCGGTGAGGAGTTCGATCTCGTCCACATCGGCTACCAGTACGCGGTTAGGAAGAAAGTATGATGGCTTGGGCAGGCTTCTTGGCGTGCATAGCCTTGCTGCTGATCTGCGCGGGCTTTCTGATTTTGTGGAGCTTTAAGGATGACTGACGAAATTAAAGTAGCGATCCAAGACCCTGACCGTCGCCCCTCCATCATGATCGCTACCCCCATGTATGGCGGCATGTGCACCGGGCATTATGTGCAGGGGCTCCTGCAAACAGTCGCTAAGATGCGTGAGCTTGGCGTCAATATATTCTGGGCGCAGCTTATGAACGAGAGCCTTATCACACGGGCTCGCAATGAACTGACGCGCCTGTTTCTGGAGAAGGGCCACGACTACCTGATGTTCGTGGATGCCGACATTTCCTTCGACGGGATGGCAGTTGCGCAATTGCTGGCTGCTGACGTGGATATCGCCTGTGGTATCTATCCCAAGAAGGAAGTGGACTGGACCAAGGTCAAGGCCGCTGCCGACGCAGGGAAGGAAAACCTTCAAGATTATGGTGGCGCATTTGTTTTCAATATGGTTGGTAACGCCCATGCTGAAACGGATGAGCATGGAATGATTGAAGTTCGCCACGGCGGTACGGGCTTCATGCTTATCAAGCGCAGGGTTTTTGAAGTCCTAGAAAACCACGTGCCTACCTATCGTATCGCTACGTTCAAAGGGAAGAATGGTGAATATGTTCACCCAATTACAAGAGAGTTTTTTGCGACTAGCATCGACCAATCAGGTGCCCTCTTATCTGAGGACTACCACTTCTGCGAACTCTGGAGGAAATATGGAGGAAGCATTCACGCCAACCCTTTCATCAAGCTTGAGCATGTCGGAACCTACGTATACGGCGGTGACATCATCAAGTCTGGCGGCAACCTTAAATAGCGACGAGAGCAAAAACAAAATGAGTATCAAAGCAAAGGTTGTTGCGTACTTTAAGGCTAACCCCGAAGCTAAACCGACTGAAGTCGCCAAGATGTTCGGAGCCGCCGATGGCAACGTGTATAACTACCGCAAGGAAGCTCTAGGGCTTCCGAAAAAAGCACGTAAGGATAAGATCAAGGTTGAGGTTGAGGTTGAGAAGACGCCGCCGCCGAAGCCCCAGATTGAAATTACGTTCGAAGCCACAAATGTACGCGCCATTCCCGCCCCTCCCTACCGCAACGTTTGGGACACCTTCGGAGAGTGGATGACTCCCAGCCAGTACGAAGGCTACCTCCGTGGTATTATCATCGAGGCCCTTACGTCGAATAGAGCCGGGCTGCTCTCCGAAGTCGAAGATGCTATCAAGAGGCTGCGCAGCATTACCGGAGAGTAAGTCGTGGTTACGTGGTCCTACAG